CGTATCGTGTTTATAACAAGAGTTATAACCCGAGCACGATTTCTCGGGATCGAACTCAAAGCACTGCATCGAGGCAACAAGCGGCAATGGATCGAGAGATTCAACGCGATGATTCTCCTTCCCGACCGTCTTCTGGTCAAGACAACAATCCGAATCGTCCTTCTCCTGCGGAGCAGGTAGCGCGGGCCAACGCGCAGGCTAATGCGGAACGAGCTAAAGACAACCGTGCTGCCTTGATAGCTGCGGAGCAGGCTCATGACAACCGTGTTCGACAGCAGGTAGCGCGGGAGCAAGCTGCGGCTGCGGACAGACAGCGCGAGCAACAGATGCGGGCTCGTGAGGCTGCGGCTGCGGAAGCTCGTAACGCGGCCCGTGCTGAAGAGGAGCGCAAGGAGGCGGCTCGCATTGCTCAGGCTCAGGAAGACGCGAGGATAGCGCGAGCTCGGGAAGAGGCGCGGGAAGCGCAGAGGCAGCGGACGATTGGTATTGCTCAGAGTGTTCCAGACCCGATGCAGGGTGGTCTTGGTGGTTTGACTAATTTATTGGGTATGATTCCGGGCGTACCTATGTTGATTGACGCGGCTAAGGGTGCTGCGGGGGACATACAGATGTCGTATTACGCGGGTGGTCCTTTGCGTTCTCGTGAGGAGCAACGCAGGAATCTCCAAGAGGCGCGGAACCCGGACGGTTCTAGGATGTACTCTGATGTTGAGATCGATGAATATTTCTTAACAACGGACGAAACAGCCGAACGGGCAAGACAACAGGCTGGTGTTCGGCCCGGTGGAGACGACTCGACGCCGTACACGTTGCCCGCTGCTGCGGATCCTTGTCCGGAGGGTTATCGGATGGATTCGGTGACGAACATGTGTGTTCCAGCGGATGATGTTACTGCGGTGGTTCCGGGGTTTCCGGATTTAACACGCCCTGATCCGGTTGCGGTTCCGACGGTTGTTGGCTCTTCGGGCTACACGCCGATGCCTGCTACGGGTGGGGTTCCACCGTTGTTGCCGGGAACTGGTGCGTTACCGATGCCTGATTTTAGTCGGGGGTTCATGCCAACAACCTATGGTGGTATGCCAACGGACATAGATCCGTTTAGGTAATGAATTTACAGGCATTACCTGAAGAAGCGTTAAAAGAGATCTTAGCCTTAACTGAGGCTAAGAAGACCTTGGATTTGAGGGAAAAGGCGCATGATCAGTTCATGCCTTTTGCTCATCATGTGTATGAGAACTTCATTGAGGGTCGTCATCACCGGGTTATTGCGGAAAAGTTGGAGCAGGTAGCGAGGGGCGAGTTAAAGCGGTTAATTATTAATATGCCGCCTCGTCATTCGAAGTCTGAGTTTGCCAGTTATTTGATGCCTGCGTGGTTTTTGGGTCGGAATCCGAAGTTAAAGATCATTCAGGCTACGCACAACACTGAGTTGGCGGTACGATTTGGGCGTAAGGTTCGTGATTTGATTGATGATCCTGCGTATAAGTCTGTTTTTCCGGACACGAATTTGAAGGAAGACAACAAGGGTGCGGGTCGTTGGCAGACTGACAGGGGCGGCGAGTACTTTGCGGCGGGTGTTGGTGCTGCGGTAACGGGTCGTGGTGCTGATTTGTTTGTGATTGACGATCCGCATTCGGAGCAGGACGCTATGAGCGACAGTGCGTTCGACAATGCGTATGAGTGGTACACTTCTGGTCCTCGTCAGCGTCTTCAACCGGGTGGCGCGATCATAATTGTTATGACTCGGTGGGGAAAAAAGGACTTGACAGGTCGTTTGATTGCCGCGCAGGGCGGGGATGTGATGGCGGACAAGTGGGAGGTTGTGGAATTTCCTGCGATTATGCCTTCTGACAAGCCTTTATGGCCTGAATTCTGGGAAAAAGACGCATTATTGGGGATTAAGGCGTCACTTCCTGTAGGAAAGTGGAATGCGCAGTGGCAGCAGCAGCCTACGGCGTCGGAATCTGCGATTATCAAGCGTGAGTGGTGGAAGGATTGGGATAAGGAGAAGATTCCACGGCTGGATTACATTTTGCAGGCGTATGACACGGCGTTTTCGAAGAAAGAAACTGCGGATTACAGCGCGATTACGACTTGGGGGGTATTTAAGCCCGAGGAGGGTGGCCCTGATCACATTATTTTGTTGGATGCCCGTCGTGGGCGGTGGAATTTTCCGGAACTCAAGGAGATTGCCTATGAAGAGCACGAATACTGGGAGCCAGACATGGTGTTGGTCGAAGCGAAAGCGACGGGTACACCACTTATTGACGAGTTGCGGCTTCGTGGTATTCCGGCATTGGGCTTCTCACCGGGCAAAGGGAATGATAAGATAACGAGAATGCACATGGTTGCGCCTTTGTTTGAGGCTGAAATGGTTTGGGCCCCGATGCACGAAAAGTTTGCTGACGAGGTCGTTGAGGAGGTAGTTTCATTTCCTAATGGCGATCATGATGACTTTTGTGATAGTATGACCTTGGCACTGATGCGTTTTCGTCAAGGCGGGTTTATTTCGTTGAGTGGCGAAGACGAGGATAGTTTAGAATGGAGGCCCCGTAAGCGGGAGTATTATTAATGGCTTTACCACCTAACATGGTTGTGCCGGGGTTGGACCTCGATGACACAGCGGGACTTCCAGACGTAGAGATACCTATTGATGTACCGATGGAGTTTCCGGATGGTGCGGAGATTATTGAGGATGGCGAGGGCGGCGCGATTGTGCAGGCTATTCGTGAGGGGGAGATGGAGATCCCTGACGAGGCTATACCTTTTGACGCTAATTTAGCGGAGGTTTTGGACGAGGGCACGTTGGGAGAGTTATCTTCTGAGTTGCGGGCTTCGTATAACGAGGATTTGGATTCTCGTGACGAGTGGGAAGAGACGTATGTTAAGGGTCTTGATCTGCTTGGTTTGAAGACTGAGGAGCGCACGACTCCGTTTGAGGGTGCGAGTGGTATTACGCATCCGATGATTAGCGAGAGTGTTACGCAGTTTCAGGCTCAGGCGTATAAGGAGTTGTTGCCAGCGGGTGGTCCGGTTCGCACGAATGTTTTGGGATTGCAGAACGCGGAGCGAGAAGAGCAGGCTAACCGTGTAAAAGACTTCATGAACTATCAGATTACTGAGGTTATGGAAGAATATGATCCGGACATGGATCAGATGTTGTTTTATTTACCCTTGAGCGGTTCGACATTTAAGAAGGTATATTTTGATCAAACTCGGCAGCGGGCTGTTTCGAAGTTTATTCCTGCGCAGGATTTGGTTGTTCCGTATTCTGCTTCTGATTTAGCGACATCGACGCGAGTTACGCATGTATTGCGGATGGACGAGAATGACGTTCGTAAGATGCAGGTTGCTCAGGTTTACCGCGATGTAGATTTGCAAACGTCTTCGGATACGGAAGAGGACCCTGTTAAGCAGAAGGTTAACGAGCTTGAGGGGATATCTAAGAACTACAGCGATGATGTTCTGACGATCTTGGAGATGCACGTTGAGTTAGATCTGGAGCGGTTTGAGGATTTAGATCCTGAGACTGGCGAGCCCACGGGTATTCGTCTTCCTTATGTTGTTACGATTGACGAGTCTTCGGGCAAGGTTTTAGCGATTCGTCGTAACTACGACATGACGGATCCGTTGAAGCGCAAGCGCCAGTATTTTGTGCATTATAAGTTTATGCCGGGATTGGGGTTCTACGGCTTTGGTTTGGTGCACATGATTGGCGGTTTGGGCCGCGCTGCGACGAGCCTGTTGCGTCAGTTGATAGACGCTGGGACGTTAGCCAACCTTCCTGCTGGATTTAAGGCCCGTGGAGTGCGTGTACGAAACTCTGATGAGCCATTACAGCCCGGAGAGTTTAGGGACATTGACGCGCCCGGAGGCAGCATCAGGGACGCTATTGTTCCGTTGCCGTACAAAGAGCCTTCTGCGACATTGGCTCAGTTGTTGGGTGGTTTGGTTAACGACGGACGTAGGTTTGTTGCTTTAGCTGATCAGCAGATGTCGGACATGAATCAGGAAACGCCAGTGGGGACTACGGTTGCCATGTTGGAGCGTGGCATGAAGGTTATGTCTGCGATTCACAAACGTATGCACTACGCCCAGAAGACGGAGTTCCGTTTGTTGGCGCGTATCTTTGCGGAAAACCTTCCTCCGATGTACCCTTACGAAGTAGCGGGTGCGCCACAACAGGTTAAGATGCAAGACTTTGATGCTAGGATCGACGTTCTCCCCGTTTCTGATCCGAACATTTTCTCTATGTCTCAGAGGGTAACGCTGGCTCAAACCCAACTTCAGCTAGCGCAATCTAACCCCCAGATGCACAACCTTCATGCGGCGTATAGAAGGATGTATCAAGCATTAGAGGTGCAGAATATAGACGAGATCTTGCCACCGCCACCGCCACCTCCGCAGCCGCAAGATCCTGCGATAGAAAATGGGTTGTTGATTGGTGGGCAGGTTCCGCAGGCGTTTGCGCAGCAGGATCATGACGCGCATTTGACGGCACATATTGCATTGTTGGAGATCCCGATGTTGCAGAATGCGCCACCTGTATTGTCCGCATTGTTTACCCATACGTTGCAGCACGTTAGCTTTAAGGCTCGTGAACAGGTGGATAAAGAATTGGAACAGATTAGTGTGCAGCCGCAGCAGCAAATGCAGCAGTTGCAGTTAATGGCGCAAGCGGGAGCGATAGATCCTATGGTTGCCCAGCAGCAGATGGCGGCGTTACAACAGCAAGGTCCTACGCAGTTTACGCCTGAGCAGATTGAATCTCGTGTGGCTCAGGTTGAAGAAGAGATGATTAAGGATCTAATGCTTAAACTTTCGTATTCACCAGAGGGTGATCAAGAAGATCCACTGGTTAAGATACGGATGCAGGAGCTTTCGATTAAGCAGATGGAAGCTCAACACAAGGCCGCGATGGATCAAGCGAATCTTGAACTTGAGGGGGCTCGATTGGAGCAACGTGCTGTTACGGATGCTGCTAGACTGGATTTACAGGAAGAGGTTGCGGACAATCGCAATGCTGTAAACCAAGAGCGCATCGATGTGCAGCGAGAAGCT